GTTACCATTTATAGGATATCATAATGGCTAATTTTGGATGGGCATATATAAACTGTTCTGACACGGGCTCCGTGAGCGGCAACGCCAACGGTCCTTCCGGGTCTGTCCAATATATGACAGGCGCAGGAGATACCTTCTCTTCTGGAACGGCTAATTTCACCTTTCTTTCGGCCCACAACCTTTTACAGTTAACAGGTACCTTTTCCGTAACGGGTACCATCAGTGCTAGTCACATGCACATTGAAAATGTGACGGTTATTGACGCAACTGGTTCAACTAAATTTGGTAACAGTAACGACGACACTCATATTCGCACCGGAAGCCTGTCTGTGTGGAAAGCCGGCGGCGCCGGATATGTCTTAAGCGCCTCGGTAGCTGAAACAAGAGTTTATATTACAGGATCCGGCGGCCTTACACTTTCAGGCGCATTCCAAGGAAATTATCGGAACGTGTTGGTTGACAAAGTGACTGGCGCTGCCGGAGATTATATTGTGGGGATTAATGTCGGAGATCTAGAAACCAATTTCAGACTTCCCAGCGCAGCAACTATAGCACGCGGTGGCGTTATTATTGTTAAAGATGAATATCCCGGAAGCAGATCCACTTCATCAGCCATTCACATTTCTGCATCGGGGGCTGATACAATTGATAATGCTGGTTACTATTTATTAACTGGTTCAATGCCGGCGATTCATTTATATAGTAATGGCAACACCGGATGGTTTATATTCTAAGAGGGGACTACGTGCTGTATGGCATACAATACTTTATCTGGCACCGTAATAGCCGCCCAAGAATATCTGCCCGGTGATTTAATACTCGGGAACATCCTTTCTGGTAATTTAAGCACGTCCGATGGCGGCTCTATTATTAATATTCCGCGCGTATCCAACGCCACCAACAATTCGCTTATTACAAATGTAGGCGGAGACGCTAACACCATCACCTGCGAGACTAATCTTACGTTTGATGGTGACGTTCTTAATATTAGCGGCGATCTCACCGCTAGCATTGGAGTTAAAGCTAATTTCTTCGAGGGAGACGGCAGTCGCCTTACAGGAATTACGACTGGTTCTGGAGATCGCACGACGGCGACAGCTGCTGTTAACGGCACAAGCCTCACAGCGGGCTTCAATTATTTCACGGGCGCCCTAGGATCCGCCGTAGCCACCATGACGGTTTCATTGCCCGAAGCAAGTGCACCCACTGTGGGAGATTTAGTGCACTTAAAAGCTCCAAGTAATTGTAGTGAAATACGCATTATAACGATTACTACATCTGGGAGCCACACCATCGATGGGATAGATTCGATTATCCTGAACGCTCCTTACAGTGCGGTATCATTAGTTTACGCTTCTTCAGGATCGTGGCTACTTTATTGATAAGCACAAAACCGAAAAGTTATATACAATGATATGCAAAGCGGCCTTATTTGTATGTGGGGACCGATCAACCGCATAATTGATCAAATTTAAGTGCTCCGGATCACTACTTAATAGTAAGGCCCACCGTCACAAGTGAGCTTGGCTGCAGTAGTGTATGACTATTTCAGTCGCCAAAAACTAATACAACTATAGGAGGGTATTTAAATATGGCTTATAAATTTCAACTAGGGGCATCCGTTTTAAGTGGATCGCTCGCAACGGTTGGCAGCATTAGCGCTAGTTTAGATATTAGTGGTGCGGTATCACACGTTTCAGCTTCGGGTGAATTACGTGGTACAGGACTACAACTCAAAAATATTACAGGTTCAGCGACGTTTGATTCACAAGCAAATGATGCAATCTTGTTTCTTTCTTCTTTAGACGGTAAAGCCGATGGTATGTCGCCATCAAATCTTGCGGAAGTTTTGGCAGGAGATGGTTTAACCCGCAGCAATGCTGTGCTGGCAGTCAACGTTGATGATACCGGTATCGAGATTGACTCTGACACAGTTCGATTGAAAGATGATGGTGTTCGTACTGCCAAAATTCTAAGTGGTTCTGTAACATCCGTCAAGATCGGCGATCAACAGATCATTCAACGCAACCTTGGAACTGGCTCTGTGGTGGCAAATGCAATCAAACAAGCGGCTGTTACAATGGCTGCGATGGCAACTGGTTCTCTTGAGAACAATGCTTATGCAACGGGCTCGATAACCCAAAATCACATTAAACAAGGGGCCATTACAATGGCCGCAATGGCCACTGGTTCTCTTGAGAACAATGCTTATGCAACGGGCTCGATAACCCAAAACCACATCAAGCAAGGGGCCATTACAATGGCCGCAATGGGTACTGGCTCTGTTGAGAACAATGCTTATGCAACTGGTTCAGTAGAAGCTAGTCATCTGGACGGAGGTGCATTTGCTGAGGGTCTTGCCAAAGCCGGCGCGGCCGCTGTTGAACTGGATGTTGACACTTTGAGCCAGACAATTACTGGTTCTAGCCTTGATGGGCTTGATGTTCTGGGAATATATGACAATGCCAATAGCATTCAAAAGAAATCCACCGTGGCTGATTTAGCTGTAAAGCTAGCGGGTAGTAATATTACTGCTACTAATGGTGTTCTTGCGGCCACGGCTGGAGGCGACTCTATGACTTCAACTGCAATTGTTGATGGAGATAAGTTGACCGCGGGTATTAATTACTTTACCGGCACAATTAACCCTGCGGCTGAGGAATTGATAGTTAGTCTGCCCGAAACCGCGGCTCCCAGCGTCGGTGATCGTATTGTCGTCAAGGGCCCGAGTAACTGTGCGCCCGACAACCGCGTTTTGATTCAGGTTTCAGGAACACATCTAATTGATGGCCTCGATCAAATCGTCTTGAACGATGCATATGCCGCTGTTAGTTTAGTATATATTGTTTCCGGTTCATGGTCTATTATCTAATTTAAGATTTATCTTCTTACTAAGATAATGTTTCCTAAGCGCCCCTCCTTGTGGGGGGGACCCCTTTTTTATATAATCGAAGCATTTATAGTTTATTGAGTCTAATTATGACAGGCAAACTAGATTCTTGCAATCCATAATATAGGTAATTTAATATATGGCTTATAATGTTGTTCAACCTGTGCTTGAGCCTGCTGTTATTGAGCTAGCAGAAGAAGACAAAGAAAAGCTCAATAAAATCGACAAACTCGATACAGTAGTAGATGATCGTTCAGACCAAAAGATCGATGGAAAGAAGACTTTTAACTCCGCCATCACAGCGAAAGCTTTTAAGCTCGCAGATGGGAGAGAGATTAAACCTACAGCCGTCCATACTATTGTCAACAACCGCGCAAGTGGTATTTTAATTTCCAATGGGGACGATACCATCACAGCAGCCACGAATCTGGCATGGGATGGCACCACATTAAGCGGTTTAAATTTGCGGTTTAAGAACTTGTATGGATCGGCAGAGAACTTAACAGATATTCCCGCTGATAATTTGCGAGGAACTGTGCCGGCGAAGACTTTAGACCTTCGTAAAGGCAGCGGCCTTGCTATCGAAGACAATCAACTGACCTTAAGCTTCCATACTGTAGGCTCTATTAAGATGAACGGGCAAACATTAGCAGACGCAGACAGTATTTTAGTGTATGACAACTCTCACAACCTTATTCGTAAATCTACCCTCCAGGCTTTTTATAAAGACTACATTAATTCTAAAATCCATCACCCCGCCGGAGAACAAAACGCTTTACAATTTAAAAAAGGAAGTACTTTTGGCTCTAGTAAAAATTTAACTTTTGATGGGTCTCAAAATATTCTTAATATTTACGGACAGCTTTCCACTTTGACTTTAAAGGCTAGCGAAAGAGTAGATTTAAGCGGCCCGCTTGTTTGTAGCTCAGCGAACTACCAAAACATCACCACCATTGCCGACGAGAACTATGAAATTAATGATGATGATTATACTATCTTAGCCGATCTTTCAGATAATCATATCTGTATTACTTTACCTGATCCGGCCCTCAATAGTGGGCGCGTTTTAAATTTAAAAGCCACTCACTTGAAAAAACCTCACACTTTAACCATTAAAAGCACCGCTGGTTTAATAGATTTATCTGACGAGATCAAAATAAAAACGAACACAGCCACTCGCTCTGTCCAATCAGATGGTGAAAATTGGTGGGTTATAAGCAGCCGAGGCTCATAATAATGGTCGTTTTCATTTAAAGAATACTATTTATTTTGAATTAGTGTCATTTTAGGAGTATATTAATGTCTAGTTTGCTAAGAGACGCCATCGTCGACGCAAAAGCCTTACGGGAAGCTGCACTTAAAAATGCTGAATCTGTCGTAATTGATAGATATTCAGAAGAAGTGCGAACCACCCTGAATCACCTGTTAGAACAAGAAGAAGGGGCCCTCGATGATTTGGGCGGCGACCTGGGAGTACCCCCTCCGCCTGCAGAAGGAGATCCCATGGCAGCCCCGCCGGCTGATCCTGGTATGGACTTAGGGGGAGGAATGGATCCTGGCGCCAGTGGCGCTGAGGAAGCCGAAGAAGTGGCCGAAGATATTCCTCTTGCCGCAACCGACAACCTCTCCGAGAACGAAGGCGAAAACCTGAGCGACTTGCCGCGCGCCGGCGAGAGCGTAGAAGTCGAGATTAATCTTGATGCTCTCCAGGAGGCCGTGCTGCAGCTTCAAGGCGAGCAGGAAATTGACCTTAACGAAGCAGATTTGTATGCGTTGTTAGGGGAAACCGCTACCGATGCAGGCTCTTTTGCCGGCGAAGAAGCTGGTGAAGAGGAAGAAGACGATGATGATAGTGCCGCGGCCCTCGCAGGGTCTGCCGCAGACACCGAAGCTGACAGCGATGCGGAGGCAAAGGCCGGCCTCGAAGAGACTATGGATATCTCCGATGAGTTAATTGACTCCATCGTCGAAACACTTACAGTTGACATGGGTGCTGATTTGACTGGTTGGGCTGGAAGCTCATCCGAGAAGATGCGCTGGGAAATGGAAAAAGAATTTGCCCACCGCCGCAGCACTGATGTTGAAGAAGAAATGAAAGATTTGAAGAAGGCTCAAGAAGAAGTTGTTTTCGAAAATAAACAACTTAAAGAGTCCCTTACACAATACAAGCAAGCACTTCAAGAGTTGAAGGAAGGTTTACATGAAGTAAATCTTTCCAATGCTCGCTTGCTTTACACGAACCGTGTTTTGAGAAATACCTCCCTAAATGAGCGGCAAAAAACAAAAATTGCCGGCGCTATTTCAAAAGCTGGTTCAGTAACAGAAGCTAAAACAATATACCGCACGCTTGAAAGCACAGTGGGATCGACTGTAAAGTCTGGTCCGCAATCACTAAGCGAAGCACTCGGTCGTCGTGGCACTTCTGTTATACGTGCCTCTCGTCAAGAGAGCGTACCATCCGATCCCATGGCGGATAGGATGAAAAAACTAGCAGGTATCAATTAAGATACAAATACATTAACATAGGAGGTATTTTAAAATGGCTGGTATTATTGAACGATTGACCGAAGGAGTTATCAATCGTGATTTGCGTGCTGAAGGGCATGCATTACTACAGAAGTGGGAGCGCACAGGTTTGCTGGAAGGCATTAGCACTGAGCGTCAACGCCACTCTATGGCTCGTTTGCTTGAAAATCAGGCAAAGGAGCTTCTCCGCGAAACTTCCACAATGGCTGGTGGTGATGTCGAGGGCTTTGCGGCCGTCGCATTCCCCATTGTCCGTCGTGTTTTTGCGGGACTGATCGCTAACGATCTTGTTAGTGTTCAGCCGATGAGTCTCCCCTCGGGTCTCATCTTCTTCCTGGACTTCACCGTAAGTCGCGACACCGGTAATGGCCTTGACAACGAGTATTCTCGTTTGGCTTACGACTGGTCTAGCTCTTTCTACGGTGGTGGAAAGGTAGGGTCCCAGATCACTGGTGGTGTGGACCTTGACCAGTATGGCGTTGGCCTTGCTGGTGGTGCGTATAACCTTAACAATGGTTATTCGTCTCCGACAGGTTCCGACACCGCGGATCAACTCACTTTATCGGTGGAAGCCGGCCCTTATGGTACCTTTGGCAGTATGGAAAGTTCTGCCTCGGTGTTGAATAGGGCAGTCGAGTGGGATGTCGATTTCGTGTCTGGCTCTACGGCTGTGGCAGTTGTCACAGTGTTGCAGTCGGGCCTCGATCAGGTTAGCTTGGATGGACCTCAATCCTTCAATGTATCCTGTTCTCTCGGAAATGGTATTCTGAAGACCGGTGCTACCACCGGTACTGCTGCTGCTGCTGTTGCAACCGCGCGTTTGATTCGTCGTCATACGGAATTGGTTAGTGGTTCTGGCACGCCCCGTGTGAAGCTTGTCTTCGTGAGTACGGGTAGTGATGGTGCGGCTCCCAACCTTCCCAAGGAATTGTCGGACTTCGTTGTCGGCGCTCTTTCGGCTAGTTGGAACACTGTTTCCTGGGCACAGACTGATGATCTTGTCAGCGGTGGTGCTCTGGGCTCAGTTGTTGGACAAGCTGTCTGGGGACTGGAAAATCAGCAGAACATCCCCGAAATCGACATCAAGGTCGATTCCGTGGCGATTACCGCAGTAACCAAGAAGCTGAAGGCTAAGTGGACTCCGGAGTTAGGACAAGATCTTAACGCCTACCACAACCTGGATGCTGAGGTTGAGCTTACGAGCATTCTCTCGGAGCAAGTCGCTCTTGAGATTGACCGTGAGATTCTTGCGGATCTCGTCAATGGTGCAACCGCTAGTACTTACTACTGGTCGCGTTCTCCCGGTATGTTCTTAAACCGTGAGACTGGTGTTGAGGTTGGTGCGTCTACTAAGGCTCCCGATTTCACCGGTACTGTGAGCGAATGGTATGAGACTCTGATCGAAACCATTAATGATGTGTCCGCACAGATTCACCGCAAGACTCTGCGGGGTGGTGCAAACTTCGTGGTCGTTGGACCCGAACTTGCCAATCTCCTTGAGTTCACGGCTGGATTCCGTGCTTCTGTCACTAATGATGATGAGAAGGGCTCCATTGGTGCTGTCAAGGTGGGATCACTTTCCAAGAAGTTTGACGTCATTGTTGACCCATACTTCCTGCGGAACGTGGTTCTCGTCGGACGTCGCGGATCTTCTTTCCTTGAAAGTGGATTTGTGTACGCACCGTATGTGCCACTGCAGACCACACCCACCATCTTTGGCCCCGAAGACTTCGTGCCCCGTAAGGGCGTGATGACTCGTTACGCCAAGAAGATGGTCCGTCCGGATATGTACGGTCTTGTCATCGTGCGTGGACTCTTGGGCGAATCAGGTCAATAGATTAGTCCTCTATAAAACAATTCCCCTGTCGCCTTCGTGTGGCAGGGGTTTTGTTTTGGGAGATCAAAAACCAAAATGTCGATTTACCAAATTTTTCCCCCGGTAAATTTTTGAGATTTTCGTTTTATGAATAGTTGCAGGCGCCTTTGCTTATGAACAACTAATTAGTTTAGCAGAGGACCCCTTTTATGCCAACAGCCCTTGATCCTATTTCAACCACTAGCGCAATTGTGCTTACTTCAACGGGAAGTGCCACCAAAGTAACCGGCTCGTTGCCCTTTGGAGCCTACACCTCGTCAGCCGAATTCATTACCGGTGCTGTGGCTCAAGTTGCTTTTGTATATAAGAAACTAGGAGGAGATGTAGTTGACATTGAGTTAACGCCCTCTAACGTTTATGCTGCTTATGAAGAAGCTGTCTTAGAATACTCTTATATCCTTAATCTCCATCAAGGCAAAAATACTCTAGGCAGCATGTTGGGAAGCACAACGGGCACTTTCAATCATTTAGGGGATCTCACCGCTAGTCCGCTTTCATCTAGTTTGAGCGGCACCCACGTAGCCCTCAAATATCCAAAATTCAAGTTTCAAAGCGCTCGTACTGTAGCAGATGGCGTTACCGCCTATGGGGGCATGGGAGGGGATGTTCGACATTATTCGGCCTCCTTTAAACCTACACAGGACGTACAAGACTATGATATTCGCCAAATTATCATGGATGCTTCAGATAGCGGCACCGACGAGGCAGGCAATGCTGTCGATTACGGCGGCAAAGTTAATAATAAGCGTATCAACGTCACTAAAGTTTTTTTCCGCTCTCCTAGGGCAATGTGGCGCTTCTATGGGTACTATGGCGGCGTAGGTGTCGTTGGTAATTACTCGACTTACGGCCAATTTGCTGATGACTCCACATTTGAGATTATTCCTACATGGCAGAACAAATTACAGGCTATCATGTACGAGGATTCCATCCGGACTCGAACTTCCAATTATTCTTATGAATTGATTGACGGCAGATTACGATTGTTCCCCACACCGAGCTATTGGGGCCTGGGAGAGATGGATCGCATTTGGGTGCAGTTTTATGTAGAAGATAGTCCCTGGGAAGGTCGGAGTGGCGCCTCGGGAAGTGCAGATGGGATCAATAATGTCAATACCCTTCCATTCGGCAATATCCCTTATGAAAACATCAATGCCATTGGAAAGCAGTGGATTCGCAAGTATGCGTTAGCTCTCTGCAAGGAGATGTTGGGTCAAATCCGCGGCAAATTCACGACAATGCCTATTCCGGGCGAGAGCGTGACTCTAAACCATTCAGAATTGCTGGCCCAAGCCAAAGAAGAGCAAGCGGCCCTCAAAGACAAGCTCAGAGAGCTTCTTAAAGAAATGGAGTATGTGCAACTCACGAAGGATGATTCGGAACGTGCCAAGGCCGCGTCCGAGACAATGTTCTTCTCCCCGTTGCCCATATTTGTGGGATAACCCATGTCTGATAATGAATGGAAAAGACCGCCCGCACCACCCCCGCCTCTTTTCTTAGGGAAAAAAGAGCGAGATCTAGTAAAACAGGTTAATGATGAGTTAATTGAAAAAGTCATTGGCCAGCAAATCTTATATTATCCCATTGATCTAGAAACTACCAATTTTCATGAATTATATGGCGAAGCTCCTGAAAAAACCTATTTGCCCCCAGTCCGTGTATATGCACTGGTAGAGTTTACCGACTATGTTACTGAATATATGGAAAATATGGGAATTGACAAGTCCTGGGAAATTGTGGTCCACTTCCAGCGTAGAAGGCTTACCGAAGATCAGGATTTGTATGTCCGTGAAGGGGATTTTGTACTATATGGCGATTTTTTCTATGAAATCGTAAAGCTGTCGGAGCCGAAGAAGCTTTTTGGCCAAGTAGAGCACAGCTTTGAAATTACGGCTACTTGTAAGAGAGCCAGAAAGGGACTATTCGATGCTACCTGATAATTTTGATTTTGCGATGTTGCCCGTAGGTACTGAACGCGCCGTAGGTCTTAAAGAGATCGGAATGTTGGCCTCTACTCTAGAGAATATTGATTATTCCCTGGTGTCGTGGGTAAAAGAAGATTTGAAATTGGGAACCCGTACCAATGAAGGCTTTGTAACCACTCCTGTGCTCTGGCAGGCACCCGAAAGAGCGTATCAGATTAAGCACAAAAAAGATTTAAGAGATGACGCCGGCGCTTTAAAGCTTCCCCTCATTAGTGTAGAACGCACCGCGGTTGTGAAAGATCCCCAGAAAAAAGGCTCCTTTCAAGCACATTATTATTCTAAAAACAAAAACGGCAGATCAGGAAGGTTTATTATTGCAAAGCGCATTGTTCCAGATAAAACTCGGAATTTTGCTATAGCTAGCGGAGTTCGGCAGCGCCAGCGTTCTGATCCTCCTGAATCCAAAAGACAGCTTTTTTATCCGAGAAAAAACCACAAAATCGTTATCCAAACCTTATCGGTACCCATCCCAGTATACATTAATATTGATTACAAGATTGTACTTAAAACCGAATACCAACAACAGATGAATGATTTAGTAGCTCCCTTTATCGCACGAACTGGCCAAATTAATTCGTTTGTAATGCGGCGCAATGGTCATCTATATGAGGCATTCATTGATCAAAGCTTTGCTCAGAGCAATAACATTAGCAATCTCGGCGAAGATATGCGCATGTTTACGACGGAAATTACTATTAAAGTTTTAGGGTATTTGATGGGTGAAGGAGAAAACGAAGATCGTCCCATTGTGAGAATAGACGAAAACACCGTCGAATTTCAATTTCCATCGGAAAGAGTGGTGCCAGGAGGCGAGATTCCGTTCTTTGGCGAGAGTTCCTGAAGTGAACCGGCTTTTTTCTGTTTAGTTCAGGACCTTTTTCCGCTTTTTGAAAATAGAAATACTATTTAGTTTATGATTGCAATATGATATAATGTCATACTCACAGAAGAGGAACCAAGCAATATGTCAGTGAAAAACTTTAAATTTGTCTCCCCCGGTGTTTTTATTAATGAAATTGATAACTCTTTCATCCCTAAGAACCCCCAAGCGATTGGCCCCGTAGTAATCGGCCGCGC